GGGAACATGAATGACCAAAATACTCAAATGACACAATATATTCCTATGAAGTCATTATCTTCTTGTATGAAAGAAGTAAGATTACTTAAAAAGAAAAACACAGGATATGATAAAGATGCTTTTTGTGGTCCTGGTATTGTACATATAGAAGATGGTGAAGTGATTGCATTATATAATGAAGTACCAGATAATGCTACATTGGTTAAAAAAGATATTAGTAAAGAAGCATTTGAGCGATGGACACTTCGAGCGAAAGAAAAATGGAACCAATAACAATAACGTATATATTTTTTGGTACTTTATGGGTTATAGGCGCTATAACTTATTTATAAAAAGTGGCTCACATTACTACAAGGAGTGAATATTTTACTCCTACTAAAAAAAGAACAAGTATAGGTCACTCGACAAGATCGAAACCTAAAAATAAACATAAAAGACGAACATGGAAAAAATATAATCGTCAAGGAAAAAAATGATTAAAATTTGGTTATTAATATTATTTGTATCAACGCCTAACATGCCATCTGTAAAATATAATGCTTTTATATATCCAACAGAAAATAAATGTATAATAGCATTAGTAGAGTATTTAAATATTTATGAGTCTAAACCAGAAAATTATAAAAATAATTTAAAAACAAATGGATATTGTCTTCCCTTTGATGCTTTTCCTGTAAAAGGTGTTAATAATTTAAATTTGTAAAAAAAATAATCTCTCACATAGCCTTTAAATTAATAAAACTTAGTGTACTAGGGGTAAGGCACCATAAAAATACTTTTTTGCTTTAAAACGCAAAAAATCAAGGTTTAAATTGATTTTGACCAAAATACTTCCTATCAATACTTTTATACAGCTTTTTTAATTTATTTTTATATTCTGGGTCTTCTGCGTATACTGTTAAAGTGTCAATTAATTCATCTACATCAACTTCATCAACTATATATTGCTCTAAACGTGTTTCACGATATAATTCATAATGATGTGACGTGTTTAATAAATTAATATAATCTTCAACCGACATGCACCGACTATCATACTTTCGTAATGCAATACCATTCTTAGATAAAATATGTGGTTCACCTAAATCAGTTTGACGAATACCATAATAATTTTTTGCTTCTTTAGCAAAACGTGATTCACCCCAATTAGATTCTAATGCAGCTTGTGCAACACTTAATAAAACAGGTAATCGCTCTGGTCCTTCCCAATATTCATTAATGTATATTGTACATTCAGCTATACCATAAACAAATTCTTTTCTCTCATCATACTCAAAAGTAAAATCTTGAATAAAAGGAGAACACATTAACATTAATGTTGCACAAAGTTCTTTCATTATAAAGTTCCAATTGAATATGCGTGGTCTAATCGATAAAACTCTGTGCTCTTACAAGATCCACAAAACCTATCATGAGTTCCATACATAGTAAACTTTTCTTTGCAAATATTACAATTACGTTTACCTAATTTTTTAAAATAACCAGTAGTTTTAGGTGTTCCTTTACTTTTGTTTCTTTTTCTTTTTATTCTTATTTCTAACATTTTTTTTCTCCTTTTTGTATAATTTCATCCAGTCCAACCTAGGACCGTAATAAAAATTTTTAACTTTTTTATTGAGCCAATTATAACCCCAATACCATTGCGCTACGTATTTCATATTAACCACTTTTTTAAATCTTCTCCTAATACCTGTGTAGCAATATTTATTTTACTACGCAATGATTTTACAATGTGTTCATCTACTGTTTTTTCTGCAATTAAATCAATATAAGTAACCTTAGACTTTTGACCTATACGATGAGCCCTATCTTCTGATTGTAACCTAACTTCTAAGTCATAGCTATTGCTATAATAAATAACAGTATGGCTGGCAGTAAGAGTAATACCATACCCTCCGGTTTTTGGATTAGATACCAAGTAACGTAAATCAGAATTTTTGTCCTGGAAACTAGATATAATTTCATCTCTATCGACCATAGGTGTATCCCCATATAAGCTTGCAGTGCTTTCCTTACCGTATTTTTTTTGAAGAGCTCTTGTAATATTTTGTATATCATACCTATAATTAGCCCATATAATAATTTTGTCATTGGTTTCCTCCAATATGTTTAATAGTTCTGTTAATCTATTATTTTTTAATTCTTTTACTTGGCCATCGTCTGTTGTAACATGACCACAAGTTATTTGATGTAGTCTCATCATTTGTGTTAAAGCAGAAAAAGCTGTCATTGTTCCTTGAGACAATTCTGCAAAAGCAAATTTTTTCATTTCATAATATGCTTTTTGTTGTTCAGGTGTAAGACTAACTGTTCGTTTCATATAAATTTTATCTGGTAAATCTAAACAATCTTCTTTTAATACACGAATAGAAAATTTATCTAACTTTTCATTTAACTCATCTAGTCTAACATATTTAATAACGTGACTATATGTATGTGATCCTCCTGCAGCTTTTCTATTAGCCATAAGTGCATAACGATTTTTAAATGTCCAGTAAGAAGAAAAATCTAATAAATCTGGATCAAGGAAAAAACATTGTGTATATAAATCTAATGGGCTTTTTGTTACAGGTGATCCTGTAAGTATTCGTCTATACTTTGCTAAAGATCTTAATTTTAAAACGTTTTTAGTTCTTGACGCCGTTGGTGCTTTTATAGTTGTAGACTCATCAATAGCCATCAAAGATCTATGTCCTAATAAAAATTTATAAGCAAATTCATAACCTTTAGATGTGCTAAATGCCTCAATATTCATCAAAAATATAGTTAAATTATCATTAATCACGAACAACGAATCTAGTGCAGCTTGTTCTTTTTTATTAGGTGTTGGTGTCCAACATACAATGTTGGCATTAATATGATCAGGTAAATGAATAGGTAGTTCTTGATTTTTCCAGTTATGATAAACACCTTTAGGTGCAACAATTAAAGCAGAATCTATATGACCTTTGTCATATAATATTGCAATATTATCAATACATACTTTACTTTTTCCTGTTCCCATCTCCATAAAATAAGCATAATCAGTCTTATTCCAAGAACATTCCAAAGCATTTAATTGGTGATTATAAGGCACCGTTTTAAATCTATAATCCATAATTTTCTACTTTCTAATTTGCCATATACCACTTGCGAAATAAAAATCAAGTGATATATGTAGAAATAGAAAAAAAGAATTATGACAGTATTTGTAGTACAAGAAATGCCTAACAGAGACATCCTTAGTGCAGAAAAATATGGCGAGTTAGTGCCAATTTTACCACCTGGTTATCAATTAATATTAAGTCCAGGTCCAACAGTACAAAAAATAAAAAAAGTTTTAAAAGATTTTAACGATGAAGATTATTTATTATTAATGGGAGATCCCTCCCTTATTGGAGTTGCATGCTCTGTAGCTGCAAAAAATAACATTAATAAATATAAAGTCTTGAAATGGGATCGAGAAAGGCGTAAATACTACCCACTAGAAATTAATATTAACTAAAGGAGAATTAAGAATGAACACATCATTAGACCCAAAAGAATTGGAATTAGACCAAGATTATTTAGGTCAAGTTGACGATAAATCTCTCAAAGCTCTCAGTGAAAAATGTTCTAAGTTAGAAGCTGTACAGATTAAAATCGATCAACAAGAACAAAGCATTAAAGCATTAAAAGAGCAAGAGCGCAAGATTTCTGAAGAAGAAATTCCATCATTTTTACAAGAAAAAGGCTTGACAAGTTTGACGCTAAACAACGGAACTGTTGTTAATGTAGTGGAGGACATTAAACCATATATCAAAGTTGAAAACAGAGATTATTGCCATAAGTGGTTGAGAGATAACCATTTTGGTGATTTAATAAAGAATGATGTATCAGTAAGTTTTGGTAGAGGTGAAGACGATCACGCTTCACAACTTGTTGATCATATTAAAGGTTTAGGTTTGGTGCATAAACAGAAAGAATCTGTTCATTATCAAACTTTAAAAGCATTCGCCACAGAACAACACAATAAAGGTGTTAGTCTGCCTGACGAATTTGGTGTGCACGTAGCCAATAAAACTAAACTCGTGCGAAAACGAAAATAATTTAATACTGGAGGTATTATGACTAAGACTAAAGAAAATACTAAAGTAGTTAGTATAGAAGATAAGCTTCCTGTGGACATGTCAATCATGGAACAGGATGCTCACGCAGGTCTAGAGGGTATAACTCAAGAGGATTTAGCTACTCCTAGACTTAAAATATTAATGCAGCTTTCTCCTGAACTAGAAGAAAATAAAGAAGCTCGTGCTGGTATGATAATGAATACTGTTACAGGTGATCTTTATGACGGTGAGGCAGGCATTACTGTTGTACCTGTTGCGTACAATAGACAATATGTTGAATGGTCTGACAGAGGACAAAGCTCGGGAGCTCCTGTCAATGTTTATGACGCTGATAGTGATATATTATCTAAAACAACACGTGACCAAGGCAATAAGGATAGATTAGATAATGGTAATTATGTAGATGTAAATGCTAATCATTTTATTCTTTACTTTGATAATCAAAATAATCCTCAACCTGCTTTGGTAACAATGAAAAGCACTCAACTCAAAAAAAGTAGACGTTGGAATTCAATGATGTTGAATTTAAAAATACAGGGATCGAAGGGACCTTTTACTCCACCGTCATACAGTCACACTTACAAACTAAAAGTTGTTAAAGAAAAAAATGATTTAGGAACTTGGTATGGTTGGGACGTAGAAAGAGTTGGACCTGTTGAATCTAAAAGTGTTTACGAAATGGCAAAGACTTTTGCTGGCAGTGTGAAATCTGGTGATGTAAAAGCTAAACCAGATCAAGACGCTCAAAAGTCAAATGTTCCGTTTGAATAAAATAAAAGTCATAAGGCCAGGATATTCCTGGCCTTGTAAACACATGGGAAGAAAAGAGAATGCAGGAATACGACGTAGCAACATTTAAAAAGATATTTCAAGGACTTAACCGTGCTTATGGACAATATCGTAGTGGCGATACAAAAAGAAATGGTAAGCAAGGTGGATCAGCTTATATTGTTAAAAGCAATGTTACTGATCAATTATGGAAAGAACATTTAGAAGGTAAAGACCCTAGTTTAGGTATCATTCCTATTATGGATGATAATAAATGTCATTGGGGATGTATTGATGTTGATTCCTATCCACTAGATCATAAAAAAATTATAAAAGATATAGAAGAAAAAAAATTACCATTAGTTGTATTTAGATCTAAAAGTGGTGGCGCACATATATTTTTATTTACAACAGAACCGGTTACAGCAAAATTATTACGTGAAAAGTTAATGGATATTGCATCTGTTATTGGTTACGCTAATTGTGAAATATTTCCTAAGCAAGAAGAGATACGAGCAGATAGAGGAGATACAGGGAATTTTTTAAATTTACCTTATTTCAATGGTAATGAAAGTAATCGTTATGCTTTAGATAAAAATGGACAAGCATTAACTTTACAAGAATTTTTTAATAAACATTCACAAACAGCTTTAACAAACGAACAACTTAAAGATTTACAAATAATAAAAGAACAAACAGACACATCTTTTGATGGTCCTCCATGTTTAGAGAATCTTATGTCAGAAGGTATACCTGAAGGTGGAAGAGACAATACACTTTATCAATATGCAGTGTATGCTAAGAAAAAGTATCCAGATAATTGGAAAGATAAAATAGATGCGTTTAATCATAAGTATATGGACAGACCTTTGGGCTCAGCGCAAGTGCAAAAAACAATTAACCAGCATGAAAAAAAAGATTATCAATTTAAATGTAAAGATCAACCTATGTGTTCGGTGTGCAACTCAGGATTATGTCGAACTAGACAATTTGGTATTGGTCAAAGTTTTTCTTATGATTTTGATAGTTTATCTAAGTATGAGTCTGATGAACCTATATGGTTTTTAAATGTTGGTGGTAAAAGATTATTTTTAGATACTGATTCTTTATATGATCAAACAAAGTTTGCAAAAGCATGCATGGATCAATTAACAATTTTAATATCACCTGTAAGTAAAAGAGATTGGATTGCTAAAATTCAAGGATTATTAGCAACGGCTGAAACAATTGAAATGCCACATGAGATACGAAAAGTAGGACAATTTGATAATCACCTAGAATCATTTATTTTAGAGCAAGGTGAGGCAGAACAGATTGATGAAGTATTGATTGGTAAAGCATTTAAAAAAGATGATAAAATATTTTTTATACTTAAAAAACTTCAAGATTATTTAAATAGGAAAAGATTTACAGGATTTACGGACACGCAAATGGGAGCTCGGATCAGGGACCTAGGAGGAGACTCAACAAAACAGCGTATTCGCAAAGACAAGAAGCTCGTTCATCTTTGGTATGTTCCAGAAAATTTTGCTGAGAGAGATGAAAGAGAAATTAAAACACCAGATATGAAAGAACAGGTACCATTCGCATGACAAAAGATACAATAAGAAGTAAAGATGGATTACGAACAGTTGGTATGTATCCACTTAACTGTAGAGAAATAACTTTTAAATACAACAATAAATATAAAGATAAATATGTTTGGCCTGATACAGATTTATTATCGCCTTCTCGTGTTTTTGATGGCACAGGAGATAAATCAGGATTAGAGAGATGGAGAAAAAAAGTTGGTGATGAAGAGGCTGATCGCATAATAGCAGAGTCGCTTAGTATTGGTAAAAGCATGCATCAATATTTAGAAAACAGTATTTTAAAATTTTCTAATGTTAGGTATCAAAATCACCCACCTATAATTAATCCTAGTTTACACCCTCATCATGATATAGCTTACAAGTTAGGGGCAATTATCTTAGAATTAGGATTAAAGAATAGATTAGAAGAAATATGGGGTTTAGAGGCTCATGTGTATTATGAACATTTTTTTCGTGGTATAATTGATTGTGTAGGTATTTATGAAGGTGAACCATGTATTGTTGATTTTAAACAAAAGAGAAAAATGCCACAAAGACAATACATTGAAGATTATTTTATGCAGGTAGCTGCGTATGGAATTTGTCATAATTTTATGACAAAAACAAAAATAAAAAAAGGTGTTGTTTTAATTGTTGATAGAGAATCTAATTTTAAAAAATTTGTAGTGGAGGGTGAAGAGTGGAAACATTATGCACGTGAATTTTGTAATAGATTAGAATTATTTATAAACATAGATCTAGAGAGAAAAACAGAATCCTATAAAGCAGCCAAGCTTCGCATGTTTACAATGGAAAGAATAAAAAGAGCGTATGACAACTAAAATTATATTAGGACCACCAGGCACAGGTAAAACAGAATATTTGTTGCGTCGTGTAGAGGAGGAGTTAGCTAATGATGTGCAACCACAAGAAATAGGTTATTTCTCCTATACAAAAAAAGCTGCCAGAGAAGCAAGAGATAGAGCTCTTGTTAAGTTTCCTAATTTAGATAAAAAACATTTTAAATATTTTAGAACACTACATAGTTTAGCATTTCAAGAACTAGGACTATCAACAAAAGATGTTATGCGTGATGTTAATTATAAAGAATTATCACAAATACTTGGCATAAAATTAAAGAATACAAACAGCAGATCCAATGATGGATTAGCTATCCAGGACGAACCCTACTCACAAATTATAGATCTTGCACGTGTGCGTAACGTTAGTTTACGTGAGCAATTTAATATATCAGGTCATCTTGATGGTGGTTGGTTAAAATTAAAGTATATAGCTGATGGTATAGAGGAATATAAAAAAGAAAGAAACCTGTATGAATTTACAGACATGATTGTTAAATTTAATAATCAAGAAATATGCCCTGAGTTAAAAGTTTTAATTATTGATGAAGCACAAGATTTAGCTCCTATACAATGGACAATGGCAAAGAAACTTATAGCATACGCAGGTAAAACTTATGTTGCTGGAGATGATGATCAGTCAATTTATAGATGGGCTGGTGTTGATCCAGATGATCTAATTAATCTTGACGGCGATAGATATATTCTTGATCAATCTTGGCGTGTTCCTCGTAAAATACATGATGCAGCAACAACATTAATTAAACGTGTTAAAAACAGAATACCTAAAATATGGAATTCAAAGAGTGATGAAGGTGTTATTAAATATCACAGCACACCATTCGATACTAATTTACACGAAGGTCAGTGGCTTGTTTTAGGTCGTGATCGATACACGCTTGATCGTGTGGAGAATGAAATGAGAGCCAGAGGATTTTTCTTTTCTCGTTTATATAATGGTGAGTCTGTTCCTTCTGTTAGTAGAAAAAGATTAAATGCTATTAATGCATGGACAGATCTTACAATGCGTGACAAAGAAATAGAGCTTGATCGTGTAAGAACAATTTATCATTATTTAGAAGTTAATAAACAAGTAAAGCATGGATTTAAAACCATGCCGAATGCGTCGGATGATATTTCATATACATACGATATGTTAGAAAAAGATTTTGGTTTACTTGTGCCGAAAGATAAAATTTGGCACAAAGTATTAGATTTTCCTTTGTCGGAGAAAGTTTATATTATTTCCTTGTTGCGCCGTAAAGAAAACCTTAATCGTGCACCACGGATCACGTTATCAACTATTCATGGATCTAAGGGTGGTGAAGCTGACAATGTTATGTTGTTAACAGAACTACCTCGAGTGATTGATGAAAATTATTTTCAGAATAAAGATGACGAAAGGCGGGTATTCTATGTGGGAATGACACGTGCAAAGAAAGAATTACATATTGTACGTTCACAAACAGAGCGTGAATTTAAGGAGATATTTAACTAATGGAAATAACAAAGAAAACACTGTTAGACGCACTTGAAGCTGTAACAGGTAAAAGAGAAGACGACTATGGAGACAAATTAAAAAATCATCAGAACATTGCAGATCTATGGAGTATATTTTTGAAACATAAAATAACAGCTCACGATGTTGCGATTTGCATGGCTCTGCTAAAGATTGCACGTCTAATGCATTCCCATCAGGATGATGCGTATATCGATTTAGCGGGCTATGCTGCCATTGCGCGGGAAATTGAAGTAGAAGGGAAACTTAAAAAATGACTCAAATCCCTTTGTTTCAGCCTCCAAGCGAGTGGCTTCCTCCTGAGACTATACCTAATTTGCATGACGCTGATCAGATTGCGATTGACCTTGAAACCTACGACCCAGGGATCAAGGACATCGGACCTGGTTGGGCTACAGGACATGGAAAGATTATAGGTGTAGCTATCGCCGTTGATGGATGGCAAGGGTATTTTCCTTTGCACCATCAAGGTGGTGGAAACTTTGATGAAAAAATATTTAAAAGACAATTTAAAAAAATTTTAGAATTACCTTGCGATAAAATATTTCACAATGCTAGTTATGATGTTGGTTGGTTAAAACAATGGGGACTAGAAGTTAAAGGTCGTATTATTGACACAATGATAGCAGCTCCTTTAATTGATGAGAATCGTTTTCGTTATTCTTTAAATGCGCTAGGTAAAGATTATCTCCAGGAATCAAAGTCAGAAGCAGGACTATATGAAGCTGCAAAGGCTTGGGGTGTAGATCCTAAAGCAGAAATGTATAAGCTTCCTGCACAAGATGTCGGACCGTATGCTGAACAAGATGCAGCTCTAACTCTTCGTTTATGGAATCATTTTAAGTTAGAAATTATTCGACAAGAGCTCACAAATATATTTGATTTAGAAACAGATCTTATTCCTATGATGATAGACATGAAATGGAAAGGTGTGCGTGTTGATGTTGACCACGCAGAAAGAATAAAAAAAGATCTGGAAAAAGAAGAAAAGAAAATATTAAAACAAATAAAAAATGACACAGGCGTTAATGTTGATGTGTGGGCAGCTGTGAGTGTAGCTAAAGCATTTGATGCAAAGAAAATAAAATATCAAAAAACAGAGAAATCTGGCCAGCCTAAGTTTGATAAAAATTTTTTAGCAACGCACCCAAGTTCTTTGGCAAAGAATATTGTCAATGCACGTGAGATAAATAAAGCAAGAACAACGTTTATTG